CCTGTAAGGGGGGCCCCCGGTGTCTCACACCACGGACCACACGGTTTCCAATCGTGTGGCCGTCTTCTACGGAGGGCGCTACCCCGGGTATTCCCTACCCGGGCACGTCCTACCGTTTCACCTGCGAGGAGAACTCCAGAATGTCCATCAACGACCCCCTCATCAAGAAACGAGAACTCGTTGCCGTACCAAAAGGTAGCGGGTCCTCGATCTTGACCGTACAGGGAACGTCATCTTCACCGACGTTCTATCCGTACGGAATTGTAGGGGAGGAGACGACAGTCTCCAGGAGAGGCTCGAATTGGCTTAACTTCCAGAGGTTAAAGCGGAAAGCCCAGAAAATGGGCTATCAGCTACCTTCGGAAGAGAAGCTTTCGAGAATGGATCTTGGCACCGGTGGTTTTACCAATGTCAAGAAGTATGTCGAGCACAATCATCTTCCGATGGTTGATCTCGATATTACTTCTGGCATTTACCGGTACCAATATCGTGGTCCCTGGGTTGCTAGGGAACACAACGTAGGACCAACATCGTCCAACTTCCCGTCGTACTCCGATTCGGATCTTCTTTTTAAGATGATCCAGAAAGGAACTACGGCGATAGCTCGGACGATTCCTACGAATCCAGTAGCTGGAGCTGCGCAGTTCATTGGTGAGCTCCGGGAGGGACTTCCGTCCGTTCCGGGGAAGAATCTCATCGGCCATAAGGGTCCTTCGTCACTTGGTGACGAGTACCTTAATGGCGTGTTTGGGATTCAACCTCTCATCAATGATCTCCAGAAATTTGGAGAGGCTGCGCGACAATCTGATAAGATTGTCGCGCAGCTTAAGCGCGACTCTGGTCGCCTTATTAGGCGACGCTACACCTTTCCTGTCGAGCGATACGTGACAGACCCTGTAGTTGTACAGGCGTCATCGTATGGGACGCCAGGCTTACGCCTGGCTACCCCAAACGCATATGCCACGTATCCGGGGAAGCTTACCAAGACTCGTGAGGAAACTTACGAGTATTGGTTCTCAGGTGCATACACTTATCTTTATCAGGACGGAGATAGATCCGTAGATAAGATGAGTGCTGCAGTACAGCGCTTGAACAGGCTGTACGGGATTCGACCTAGTGTCGAAACCCTCTGGGAGCTTACCCCCTGGAGTTGGGCTGCCGATTGGTTCGGAAATGCCGGTGATGTTGCACATAACATGGCCGCGTTTGCGAATGACAGCCTTGTCATGAGGTGGGGTTACGTAATGTGTACATACACAATACGTGACACCTACCTGCTCGAGGGGTGCCGCCTTAAGGGCGGTCCCCCCGGGCCCTTCACTCAGACCTTTGTTACAAAGGTCAAAAAGCGAGTGAAGGCGACCCCTTACGGGTTTGGCCTGGATCCTGACGTGTCGTTTACGGCGCGTCAGTGGGCCATCCTTTCCGCCCTTGGTTTATCTAAGGGTGGGAAGTTGCTGTGAACCCCTGGAAGCGATTTGATCGCATCCTCGGTGACAGTAATTCGGTTGTAACCGAACCTGTCGCACAGAGTGCACCCTATGGGTGTTATCTGTGGTTCATGGCCGCCGGAGTGGTAGGGACAGTAGCTACGCTACTGCCTCTATTCATGCCGGAATCCGTACCAACCACGATCGAACCACAACCAGTGGTCGACGTGGAGAACCTGCTGGAGTCATGCCTTGCTCACCGATCCCCAGTCCCTGACTGTCAACGCTGTCGCTAATACGCTTCCGCGTATTACGACGAATCAGAATGGCGCCGTCTATTCAAAGGACGACGGCAGTCTGAAGCTGTCCGTTTCGTCCGCTTATGGAAAGCGGACTCGACGAACGGCACGCGTTGACTTCCGGAAGACTGCTGCCGATCCGCTGTTCCCGGCTCAGAACGTTCCGTACACGATGAGTGCTTACATCGTGGCGGACGTTCCGAGTACCGGGTTCACGATCGTGGAGCAGAAGCAGATCGTCGACGCCTTGACGGCGTGGATGACCGCGTCCTCCGGTGCGAACACCACCAAGCTTCTTGGTGGTGAGTCGTAAGCAATTGCCGAGAGGCATATGCCGGGTCTGGCCCTAGGGAGATTCCCTAGGGGTGACCAATCAGGTCGACACGAGCGAGGCTCGGGATGACTCACCCTACCATCAGATAGGGGGGCCATGAAAAGCCTCATGTGTCTTCTGCAGGAGGTCCTTCTTGACAGAGGGACCTGGTGTGGCGTGAGCACCGCGCTCGATCTTAAAGAGATCGAGCGTCGTGTCGAACACGAAGGGTTATCGTTTTTAACGATAACCTTGCCA